GAAACGCCGTTTAATCTTGCGGTCTTGTATATATCAATCCAGTCTGGGACATAACCATTATCTTTTAAATAAGAAAATATTACATCTAAAGGAACGCCATGAGTTTGATACATTTGGTAACAGCCTGACATGACCGGTTTATTATCAGATGTAATCCCGGTCTGTTCAAATATAAATTTATTTTTAGCCATATAAATATTGTAATTCTTTAATTAAACTCATAATTTTAACTTTTCTTCGCGTGACATTTGTTTTATTTTATATTCCATTTTAAGAGCCTCACTTTTATTTTCAACTTCAAATGATTTTATTAAAATAAATGGTATGCGACCCCGAGTATAACGCGCCCCATGTTGTTCATTATGAGTTTTTAACCTATCTTCTACATTAAGAGTAATGCCAGTATAAAGAGTTTTGTCTTTTAGCGATTGAATGATATATACAAACCAATGTTTTGGTATTAAAAATGTTTCCTTACCTTTAACTTTATAACTCTTATTATTAAGATAGTGGGTTTAGATACCCCATATTTTTTTGCAAGTTTAATAGAAGATTTAATTATTTTGTAATCTTCTCTGATTTGATCAGCCTGCTCTTGTGTTAATGCGGAATTCCCAATATCTTCTCCAGACAATCCTTCACCAATTTTACCTTTATTATACGGGATACGTCCTTTAGCTTTTTCTGATATAATCTTTTTTGTTTCATCAGAATGTTTACCAACACCAAATCCACCCAATTGAATATTATACCCAATTCCTTGGATAGTAGAATTATAAATAGATATCCAGAATTTTTCTTTTAAATCTAATTCTTGTTGTGATTTGGCTTTATCAATAATAAAGAATCTAAAATTTTCAAAACCATATTTAGCTATAGCTCTAATTATTTTAGAATTAGCTTTATATTTGCCACGTTTATATTTACTTACATCACCTTTATAAGCGGCAATTCTTTTTTCTAAAGAAGTGGTAGTTTGTCCAATAAATATTTTGGCACCAATTAAACATTCAATTTTATATATGTACATACATATATAATATATCATATGCGACTTATATGTAGCACTATCTGGCTTGGCACATGATGATAAATCATAAATTTGACTTTATAATTTCTTTGCCTGAACTAAATACCAAGCTCTAGCTTTATTTATTATAGCTTTACTAACTTGGTCCCAAGTTAATCCACTAGCTTCAAGTTCATCTGCTGTTTCTTTTTGAACATCAGCAGAAACCCATGCCAAGAATTTAGCTACAGATTTCATTTCATAACTTCCGCCAGTGCCCTGTTCCAAACGAGCTTCAGTCAAAACCATATCTACAAACTGATCTACAGATGCGGCAGATTCAACATTAACTTGAGCAGGAGCGGCAGTTTTAATATTCTTGTGTTTTTCACCTTTACATTTAAATACTAAATTATTAAAATTCTTTAATCCCAAATGTTCTTTGGAAGAAGGATATAATACAATACCTTCACCAGTTCCTTTAACACCAAAAGTTGATTCAACCCAAGGATCATTTGCTTCAATATGAAATACGCATTTATTAATTTCTTCTACAACTGGAAGTAATTCTTCTCCAGAAGCACTTAAATCTAATTCAAATGAAGCGTGCCAAGGTAGAACATAAGTATCAGGAATGCCCTTTACCAAGGCTTGCAATTCATCTGGCTCAACTATTAATGTATCATAGTCTGAAGAAATATATCTTGCAGCAAATACGGCAAATACTTTACGCGAAATCTGGCTAAGTGCCACGCCTTTTTGAATTCCTGGACCTACCCATTCTCCAAATATTACCAAACCATTACCTTTGCACCAATGACAAGGTGGGCAGTCTTCACATGCATTTGGATTGCAACATAAACAATATTGAACTTTTGACCAATGCTCTTTATTTTCATCAACCCATTTTGCAAAACCGGCATTATCATTTCCTACAGATAATTCTGTGGTTCTGCTTTGAGCTTGAACTGTTCCATCTTTATGGATTTGGATACCAGCATTAGTACCATGTAATTTTACTTTGGCACGATATAAAATCTTTGAATTACCATTTAATATCTCTGGATATGCCGCTGCATATTTTTTAATATTATGTAATCCTTCAATTTCTGTCCATGTAATAACTGCCATCATAACCTCTTAATCTGATTCAACTTCATGAATTTGAAAATATATTGTTTTGCCATACAAAAACAAATCTGATTTATATTTAAGCAAATCTTGATTTAATAAAAAAGCATCATCAATTATGGATTGATACTTGGCATCAGTCACAGCTTTCCATTGATCAAATTCAAATTTATATTGATCCGTATAATAATTTTCCCAATATCCATCTGGCAAAACTAATGATAATGGTGGTAAATTATCTAATAAAGGTTTAGGTGGCGGTGGATTTGATCTTAACCATAATTGGCTTTCAACATTTACCGCAGAATAAATATTTATCATTCTTTCATTTATGATTACCATTTCAGATAATTTTGCATCTATAATTTCTTTAGAAGTTGATGCAAAAATAATTTTTTTATCTTCTTGGTAATCTGGAATTGTAGTTAAAACATAAATCATAATTAATTCTCCTAATATTAGACCTTTACCTTGGGCTTGCACCAAGGTCCAATTGATAATTGGCTCCCTACGGATAAAGGTTCATTGCTCTAAATTAGAGTTGAGTGGATTCGATGGTTGATACCCAAAGATCCTTGTTGTTTCCAATTTCAATAAACTTATTTATAACGTCAAATACCTGATCCGAAAATCCACCAACGTTTAAAATGTCTGAACTATCATTTGCCTGAGTTGTTGCGTTAGGAGTAACGTCAATACAAACTAACTTAGCCTTTGGATTACGAGTCTTAAATTTCTTCCATTCTTCCATCGTCGCAGATGCACGATAACGACCAGAGTCAATCCAAGATTCATTATCTGAAACATAAATAACAAGGTCTCCCTTGCCTGCCTTACGGTTTACATAAGCCAATGCTTCAGAACAATTAGTTCCACCACCACCATATCCAGCCAAAATCTTGGCATTAGTCATAACTGAATCCATAGGATTTAATTTATGAGCATGAACAGTAGTGTCAAATGGAACAACTTCAGTGTTTGGGTTCTTGCGCATAATTGCTGCTGCAACTAATGCTGCAACATCAATACAGCGCATCTTACTAGTAGTAGTGCCACGAGAACCAGTTACTGGTGATGCCATTGAGCCAGAAGTATCAACCATAACATAAACTTTGCCATCAATATCAGGAATATTGTCCAAAGCATGTTCAGCCGCCTTTTGCAAGGATACTGAAACTTCAGTTGGAACTGAAGAGTCTACATTAAGAAATGCCGCAAATAATTGATAAGGGAACACCTTAGCCTTCTTTACCTGCTCTTTATCTTCAAGCTTCTTGCAAAGCTCACGAGTAAGCTTTGAATCCTTAAATACTGAATGACGAGCAAACGTATTAAGATTCATTCTGGTCTGAGTCCAAGTTGCATTTTCAGCAATTGACTTCCAATGCGAATCAGTTAATGGCAATGCCGTTAACATCTGGAATGGAACGTCTGGAATCTTATTTGACATATCCTTTTTGAAGGATTCAAAAGATTTTGCAAGTTCACAAAGATCTTTCTTATTGTACTCTTTATCCAAAAGATAACCATACATTGCTGAACGTGACTTATCGGCTGGCTTTGGGTGAACAAGCTTGATAATGTCCTGCAATGATGGATCATTACCAACATCAGCCTTGAAAAGCTGTTCATCAGTCAATGACTCAAGATACTTCTGTACTAACTTCTTTGGACGAGTACCCAAAGATTTACGTCCAGTTGTTCCAGAACGGATAACTTGTACGAAGTTACGCAACATCTTTGGATTGTCAATAACCTTTGGGAAAATCTTTGACAAAAGGGATGGATCTTTTCCTGCAACAATAGCTGCAAGAACAGCAGGCATATCCTTCATAAGACCCTTTTGACGGGCATATACTGCTAACTTAGCAAGAAATGCAGGCTCTACCTTGTTTCCAAGTTCCAATACACGCTTAAGCTGATCAGCATCAGAAACATAATAAGTACCATTAAAACATCCAGTCATGGCTAACTGAGCAAGGGCAGCCTTATCGCTTAAAGAATAAGCAGTTCCACCAGCATTGTTAACAGTGTTAGTTGGCTTTGCAGCAACTTTGTTGGATTTGTTAGACTGTGATTTAAATAAGTTCTTTGAAGACATGATAGCTCCTGTGTGTTTGAAAAAAATGTTTCAACAAAATTATATTTGATTCCGCATCATACGGATCAAACAAGAAACGAAAATTAATAATTACAACAATGTAATTAAAAATTAATTAATGACATGTCAGTTGACATGCTCTCCTCCGCAAACAATACGATAAAGAATACAAACAAAATGTAAAGTGCCAACTAAACAAATTGTTCCTGTAACCCTTTATATAAAAATATTGATAGATTTGTAATCAACAATCTGGAGGAAGTAAACTTAAATTACTAACGCTAATCTTATCTACTTGAGATGGTAGAAGTTTAAACTGTCGGAATTTTGACACGGGACAAAGCCGCTTCAACTTATCCTTGGCAATAGTTAAGGGACGCTTATTCTTTTTAGCATAAGTTCCAGGCATAATAATACGCTTATGAACTTCCAAACCATAAAGATGAAGGCAATCTGTCTCGCGATGAAGCTTTACGCCTTTAATATAAGAACCATCCGAATCAAAAAACCGATCATAAGCATCATCAATTTCAGCAATCGGGGTATCTTTAATGTTCTGAAGAGACTTTGTAAAAGATTCAATCAACTCTTCTTTAGCCTGAGTCTCAAGTTCATCTTGAGGAACAATCGGATCTAGCGCAAGAATAGATCGCTTAAGCGCATTCTCATAGCTCATGTGAAAAATAATGTTATGGTCAGCGACCTCACTGTGCTCATTACGGTAGCCGATCAATGACAAAAAAGTTGAAGAAGTACGAAGCTTCGCCAACTCAGCAATAAATGCAGTCTTATCCATTTCAATCTCCTTGAATTAAAAATAAAAGGCAATCTCCTTGCCCGCCCAATCATTATAAACATGTAAATTACGGTGTCAACTGCTCACCAATTTTTATAATTGAAAAATTAATCGCGAAGTAATTTGCACAAACCTCCACAGGGACATTCTAATATCATTTTATCTTCAGATACCTTTTTACATTCTTCTTTAGAATCAAATTCGACTGAAACTATCATTTCACAAATATCACATTTAAATAGAAACTTGCGTTTTTTATCGTTGAACATATAATGATATCATATATTTACCATGCTTATAAACATAAAAATATCATTAATTAATTTATTTAATTATAGAAAGTATCATTCCAATTGTAGTCCAATCGATATTTTTATTTTCTAAAATCTCTTTAAGAGAGAAAACTTCGATAAATGTTCTTTCTGTATCTTGAGTATTGCCATGAACAATACCGTCTTGCGCTACAAAATATTCTAATTCTTTTTCAGAAATCTCTGCAGAGAATAACCAAGATTTATGAGATGATAATGTTGCGGCTAATTGTCTACCGTCATTTACTTTAAAACGATTTGACTCTATTACAAACCCAGTTTCCTCAAACACTTCTTCCGCAGCAGTATCTTCTGAAGATTGTTTTGATTTAGAAGAACCTGAGGGCAATTCTCTCACAAATCCATCTGAAGTATTTGCTGGAGATCTAAACTCTCTTACCAAAACAATCTTTGATTCTTCAATTGGGTCTTGTTTATTCCATAATAATACAGAAGATATATCCGGTCTGGACAATACAAATTCATTAGTTTTACTTCTATTTTCAGAAGTAATGAACACTGCAACTTTCAGCACCCATAAAAATACAAATGATTTATGTCCAGGTCTAAATGACCAAAGAACTCGTGCATGTTGTAATTTATTGCCCGCTTCTTGTAAGGATCGATACCAAGATTGGAATGACTCTGTTTTCCATACAAATAATGGAACCGTTACTTCACCGTCTTTTCTATCCGCGCCATCTCCTAAATTGGCAAGAGCCGCGTCAAGTGTCTCTTCTAGAGTGTCGGCGGAAGGAACTTTATACTTAGCGGCGTAATGTTTTAAATATGCATTTTTAGGAGCATCTGGTGGGGCGCCGAAAACTACTTTACCTGATTCACACCAAGCTCCAAATTCTACATTGGTGGTGAAGGCTGGCATTGTCTCTAAATCTCTTGGCACCCAAACCACAATACAGTCTGCCATATTAAGGAAATCTTCCTCCCAATTTACTTGGGCATCATAATCCTTATTCCATTTTTTATCACGAGGCTCTGGGACAAACACAGCTCCATCAAATTTTTTTTCTTTTAAATAAGATATGGCGTCATCTCTCCAAGATTCAACCTCACCAGATCTGGGTGTTGGTCCAACAAGGAATATACTTTTATTAACTGTATCTGGGAATTTTTCTGTTGCGTAAATTATTTCCATATTAACCTTTAGTATTTACTAATTCAGATGTTAAAGCTATGCAAGTAAGAAATAAAATAAATAATGCCCAAAATGGTTTATTTTGATTTAAAAAATAAAGTGAGTCATAAAATAAAATCATATAACATATATAATCTACAATAAATCTATTTTTAATACGCCTCATTATATAAGTTATAATAATTCCTAAAATAAGCCCAGTTATAATTGTTGTAATCATTACAATATCCTTTAAAACTTTAAACAATGTGGTGAAAAGAAGATTCTTTCTTTAGCAGCATTATCTTTCCCACGAGTATCGCCAAGATTTGCCATACCACCATTTGTCTTCCAACAATATGTTTGCCATGAATCTGGAATATCATAATCTCCTTCATACCCACATAATGCAATTCTTAACTTTGGATTATCCCCATTATCCATTGCCCACTTATAAGTATCATGCCAAACATTAGTTTCTTCTTTGTATACTTTATCTCTTTCTTTATAATCATAAGGCGGATCTAAAAATACTGCAGTAATTTCTTTAGGACCCAATCCTTTATTACCATGAAGGACAGCTGGAGTTACTAACTTAGACCAATCTCCACAACACATTCTAGTTCTGCGAACTCTTTTTTGAAGTAGAGTCATCCAATCTTGGACTGATAATGTCAATCCGTGAATACCACCACCAGCAGATGAAAGTAAAGGCGCTGCTTTCAACCCTTTAGATTGAAGCCAATTATTTCCAACTGAAGCTCCAATTCCCCAAACCCACCAGCCAGCTATTTTTAAATTATAGAAATCTGGATTAGAATGCATTTTATTAATGAATTCATCATCTGCTGCCGATAATAACCATTGGTGTCTAGCGTGCAAGTCTGCTTCATGAATCGGAGTATCTGCAAATTTTACCACACCTTCTGGATCATTTGCCACCGCTCTCCAAAAATTGGCAATAAAACAATCTTTATCATTTACAGTTTCA